CCGTCGCCGGCATACGCGCCGGCGTCGTAGCCCTCGGACCAGCTGACGCCGTCAGCACTCTGGCTCTGACTTGTCGCCGCGCCGGAGGCTGTGCCCGTCGGCAGCGAGTAGGCGCCGCTTACCGCGTCGTAGCGCTCCATCATCGTGAGATAGTGCGCCGTCAGCAGCCCCTGGCCGTAGTCCTGCAGGCCGGAGCGCTGCCAGCGTCTGGAGTTGACCATCACGGCCGCGAAATCGAGCCAATAGATCACGCGAGCGTCAGGATACTGCGTGCTGTCTGCAAATGGAGGATAGGCCGCGCGGAACGCGGCCACATCCATGCTCATTTTTTGCCCGCTCTTTTGACGGGCTTGGGATGCTGCGCGGGCTTGACCGGGGCCGGTGCTGCGGGCTTGACCGCGGGCGCTTCCGGCTGCGGATCGGGCTTGGGCTCCGGTTTGGGATCGTCGATGATCTGCGCCAGTCCATCGGAGACAAGCGCCTTAAAATACCAGTGCTCTGCGAGTGCAGCGTCGATCTCATGCGCGCCGCACTCGAGCACTTTGTCACCGATGCGGACCGGGCGCTTGATGAGCGCCCGCATGGCTAGATCCCGTCGACGTATCCGACGGTCGTCGGATAGACGATCTCGACCTCGCCGATCACGCCGTAGACGGTGACGCCGTAGGTGTAGTCGTGCACCTCGACGGGCATCGTGGTCAGCGGCGTGCCGGCGATGCGGACCATGTCCTCGCCGCGGGTGTAGAGCACAGCGCGGTCGGTGTTGCCGGCGCCCAGACCGGGCAGGTAACGCGAGTCGAGGATGTTAAGCTCGCGGCCGTTCTTGACGGCACCGAAGCTGCGGCGCTTGAGCCAGTCGAGGATGGTGATGTCCGGGATCGTGGTGCTCATGGGCGTGGTGGCGATCACCGCATACTGGTCAGGCGGCAGGATGAGAGTGTCAGGCGCGTGGCTGTAGCCGCTGGCCTGATAGATCGCCTTGGCGGCGTTGTTGATGTCCTCGACGATGTCGAGCGGCTGAGCGCTCGACCAGTTGCCGTTGGTGGCGCTGGCGGCCGTAACGTCAGCGGAGTTGTAGAGGCCAGTAAAACCGAGCTGAGCGTCACCGGTGGCGACGATCAGGTCCATGTCCAACTGATACTTTTTGTTGAGGGCGCGCATCTTCTCATCGCTAATGTTGCGGCCGAGAGCCTGCGCGGCTTCGAGCTCAAACACGGTGTAGTCGATCGCCTGAGCCCAGGGGCGCAGGGCGTGCGTGACCATCTCGTCAGCGATGCCGACGGTCGGGATCGTGCCGTTAGCACGGCGGCCGGCCCAACTGATGCCGGGCGTGGCAATGCCGCCGTTGGCCGTCCAGGCCTGGCGGAAGAAGGCGGTCGCCTGATCGCCGAGGCCGACGTTGGTGCGCATCGAGATGACCATCGGCCACTCGGTCTGCCCGGACAGCGGCTCGTTGAGCCGCATGTCGTAAGCGGTCAGCTGGCGAGTGAGAAATGCGGTGAGCGCGTCGCGCTTGGCTGCATCCATTTTGTACATAGCTATCTCCTCCTCTTACAGCACACGGATCTGGGCGAGGTCATAATCGTCCTTGGCGCCCATGAAGATCGTGTCATTCGCGGCGACCAGACCGGTGCCGCTGGCGGCCTCCGCGGCGCCGACAGGCTCGCCGGAGCTGCCGGCCGCGTTGCGGACATACACCGCGCCGCCGAAAGCGGGCGCCGTGGAGCCGTAGACTTTGACGTTGATATATCCCTTGATCATGATGTCGATAGGCTGCTTCGGATCCGGGATGCCAGAGTCGCCGAAAGCGGGATTCGCGCCGCCGAGCTGCACAGCATCAGGACGGACGCTCCAGCCGTAGATACTGGCTGCCGTGTCGGTGCTGGTCAGCATGCGCACAGCGCCGCCGCTGGCGAGCGCGACAGGCACGCCGTAGGCGGTGACGTTCTCGTTGGCGTGCGTCTCGATAACGCTGTAGCTCTCGCGCGCGACCTGACCGGGCAGGCCGACAGGCATGGTCTTGCCGATGATGTTAAAAGCCATGATTAAAACCTCCTCTTACTTGCCGAACTTGGCATAGCGCTCCGCCACTTTAGCGGCGTAGTCGTCCATCTTCGCGGCGTCACCGTGCGACACGGGCGACGGGATCGCGTTGTTGTTGATCGTCGCCAGCGCGGCCGATGCCGCCTTAAACACAAGCGCCACGCGGCTGTCCTTGACGCTCGCCCAGTTGTCGACCTTGCGGCCGGCAACGCTCATGATGATGGCGCGCTTGCGATCATCATCGCAGGCGCGGTCAAGCGCGCGGCGCATCGTGTCGAGCTTGGCCTTGCGCGCGTCGGCTTTGGCGTCTGTTTTGGGCAGCGCGTAGCGCATGCCGGGCGCGAGGATCTCGACCCTGTTGGCGAAGCCGAGCGGCTTGGCGTCGGTTTTCTCCTCGGCGGTCGTCTCGACGATCGCCTCCTCATCGAGCAGGTCGGTCTCGGTCTCACCCTCGACCTCGGCGCGCAGGGCGTCGCGCTCGGCCTCAAGCTCGGCGATGCGTGCTTTGAGCTCGTCGATCTCGTCGTCGGTCTTGGGCGCGCACTCATCGGCCGTGGTCTCGGTCGTTTCGGTCGTCACCGTCTCGGTGCCGCCGCCCTTGCCGAGCAGCATGGCCAGCATTTCTTTGACCTGATCCCACGAAAACAGGGATCCCTCTTTTACTTCCTTATCCATTGCCACTCCTCCTTTGGAGTCCTTTATCGCGCACTCAGGACCGGCACGGCCGGCGTCCACCAGTGCGACGTGATTGCCCCGGATGTGCGTCTGTCGCTCCACACCGGGCTCCACCTGCTCGACGGTCACGTCATAGCCACAGCTGACCTCGCGCAGTCCTCCATTTATCGCGTCGATCGCCGCGGCATCGCTGATAACTAAATCTGCGATCACCTTGTCGGCGTCATCGCCCTGACCTCGCCTGACGTTGGTCACGTGACCGACGGCGTACTGGCGCCAGTCGTCCGGCGTCACCTCGTCCACGTCAGGATGGCCCAACGTGACGGGCTTGCCCTCAAAACTCGCCAGCGCCGCCGGCGAAAACACCTGCTCAGGATCGCGGCGGCTGATGATCCGCCCGCTGGCATCCGGTTCGATGCCTGGACTCATGCCCTCGCTTGCGTAATACTCATACTCGCCCGTGCGCGCGATCGGCACGCCGGTGCATATCAAAAAGCCCTCCGGCGTCGTGTGACGCTGAGGGCCGAGTTCGCTTGTAATTAGGTATCGTGGCATGTCATCTTGAACCTCCCTATACCTTCACTAAAACATCAGTCCTTACAGGGCGCTTTTTTCGATCCCCGGTCCGGGCGCTGCCCGCGTAAGTCTTTCTCCAGACAACATTCGCGCCGGCGTCAACGTTTTCAGCGTACTCACTCATAAAGGCATCATGAGAAAGTGCTAACGCCTTGATCCATGTCACGAACGCGGAGTAATCAAACGGAGTGATCCCGGGATAACCTGTCACGCCTTTGTACGGCGGATCACAATAAACAACCGCCCCGGCCGGAATGGCAAGGGCGGTGTAATCTCCGCAATAAAATTCCATTGTAGAAAGCGCGGGGCGGTCTCGCGTCAAGGCGTCATGCGCCTCAAGGGTCGCCGGGCGGTATTTATTGCCATAGCTGTTTCTATACCCCTCTTTATACTTCGAAAAACCATGAAACCACTGTCCCAAGAATGAACATCCAAATCCCGCAAAGCCGGTCAGCGCCGGATCCTCGTCTTTATGCGCCTTGATGTACTTGTATTCCTCTTCGCTCAGCGACAAAGGCGGTTCGAATGAGCCATCAGCCACGCCGCGCAGCAGGGCGATCAGATACGGATGCAGATCATTGCAAATAATCGCCACATCAGGCCGATACTCACGCACTTTTATGGCGACAGCGCAGCCGCCGCAAAAAGGCTCGACATACGTGCCGCCAAACGGGATATACTCAACAATTTTCGCGGCGATCTCTTTCGCCAGTCGTACCTTACCGCCTAAATATCTCATACGACCGGCTCCGGATAGCAGCGACAATTGGGCAGCGCGCCGGCGTGGCCGGTCAGGCCGTCCAGCGTGGGCGGCTCGGCCCATTTGACGAACTGCCCGTCCATCGCCGCGTGTGACGGGCGGACGCGGCCGTCATCAGCCGTGCGCCAGATATAGCCCTCGCTGCCGATACTGACGGCGCGCGTCTGCGTGAGGATCGTCGTCTGCCGGCTGACCTCTGTGCGGGCGATCAACTCAGCACGGCTCTGCGCCACACCGCCGCGGCTGGCGATGTACTCACTCAGCGCTTCATGGCGCGTGCCGGTCATCGCCGCCGCCTGTGCGGCCGTCTCGACCTCGACGGCGATGTCGAGCGGGATCGACGTGATCAGCCGCGCGCCCTCCATCGACAGATCGCGGATCGCTATCGCTACGGCGTCACGCGTATAGAGCGTTTTGAGCTTGTCGGCCATCTTTGCGCCGAGCTCGCGCCACATGATGGCATTCTGCGCATCGGACATCTCCACGATCTTGAGCATCACGTCCTGCGCCCAGGGTGCGAGCAGCTGCGCGTACTCCTCCAGAGCGTAGACGACGCTCGTGGCGTCGGCACCGGTCGAGGTGATGCGCGCGACTTCTTTGGCAACTTGTTTGCAGCGCCGGCGCAGCTCGCGCTCGGTCGAGCGCCGGGGCTTAAATGGCATTGTTCAGCACCGCCGTCGCCGAAGGCGGCGGCGTGCCCTCGGCCTCCTTGACGACGTCCTCGGTCACCGCCTGCCAGCGCGTCGTCAAAGCGCCGCGCAGCTGGAGCTCGCGCAGTGCCGTGGGCGCGTCGATCAGGCCGGCCGTGTACGCCGCCGTGACGCTGGCCGCGTCGGTGCTGGCCACGTTGGCGCGGTCGATCTCGGTCAGCTGCCAAAGCGGAACGAAATTAAACGACACTTCGGCGGGCATCGGCTCGCCAAAGCGGTCGCGATAGATGATCTGCAGCAATTTAGTCAGCGGCTCGCGCAACTGCGCCTCCTGCCGGCGGAGGATGCCGTCGTAGTACGTTTTCGTATCCGCCTCGCCGGTCGCGTTGAGGCCAGCCGGCGATTGACCGAAGAGGCGCGTCAGCGGGATGTCGGCCGCGCCGCTGAGTTGCTGACCAAACGACAGCAGCACCTGATCGAGGCCGGCGAAGCTGTACGAGGTTGTCGCGAAGTTGTCGTCGGCGTCGAGCACCGTCATGCCCTCGGTTGATTGCAGCGCGCGAATCATGCCGATGTTTTTAGCCAGGGCGATCTGCGCCGACTCCGGGCCGCCGAGGATCTGCCGCAGGCCCTTGATCTGGATCGTGCGCAGGTAGGCTTTATCGATTAGACTGGCCACACCAGCTGACGCTGTGTCAAAAGCAACAAGACGGTCGAGCAGCCGCTCGACGACCGACAGCCCCCACGACTGCTCCATCACCGCACGCGAGTGCGGCGCCTCGATGCCGAGAAAGCGCAGCAGACGGCTGTGATGCACGCGGACGTTAAAGCCAAGGCGGCCGCTGACCTGCGTCGCGCCGTACTGCGACGGATCCACGATCCGCCAGTAGACCGGCAGGCCGTAGCTCGGACCGAGTGCCTGGATCGTCTGTGACCAATCCGGCCACAGCTGCCAGCGGTCGTAGGTCATGAGTCCGCGGAAGCTGCCGCGCGTGATCGTGTCCAGCCGCAGCGGCTCGGCCACGTCCTGCCCCTCGATCATGATCAAAGACGCAGCACCGCCGAAAAGCCGCGCCCACGTGAGCGCCGACTGGAGCGCCGTCCAGATTTTGAGCCGCGAGAGAGCACTATCGATCAGCTCGATGCGCTTGGGCACGGGATCGCCGGTGATGGCGATGCCGCTGCGGATCATGTCTTCGGGGATCGCGCCGACGATCTTGCCGACGATCCAACTCTGACAGTACATATCGACGAGCACCTGCCACGTCTGTGTGAGCATCTGCATGGGCTTATACTCCGTCGCGCTCTGCAGGTTGGGCGCGCCCAGGCCGAGGCGGCTCATAAAATTGACAAAGTCGTCTGCCTTGGCTGTGCCCTTGGCTGCAGGCGCGGCCGGCTGCGTCGTGATCCTGTTATGTTTTTTACGCATTGGTCTCACCTGCCTCCAAAAGCGTCGATCATCTGCGCGACGGGATCTCCGCCGCGGATCAGCTTGACAAGACTATATCTAACGGAATCGATTACATGATTGTCTTTGTCGCATATTTTTGGTAAAACTTCTTCTGTCCGTGGATCAATCTTGTATGAATATGATGCGAACTCATGCGCCGCGTGCTTGCAGCGCTCGTGGATCACGATGCGCCGAAAGCTGCGCAGGTAGGCAATCCCATCCTCAATGCTCCCGGTCCACTTTTCGGCGGGCGCGATATTAAAACCACGCTGCGCCACGTAGCTGATCGTCTCCGGCCGGGCCGAGTCGGCATAGATCGGCCAGCGCCGGCTCTCAGGCACCTCGTCGAACATCGAGCGCCCCGGCTCGCCGGGCTTCCGCGCCAGGTCGTCGATGTCGACCTGCACGCCATAGGCCTCCTGGTCGATGTAGAGCGTGTCGCCGAGGATAAAACACCGGACCAGCACGCTCGGATCGCGACTGAAGCCCCAGTCTGCGCCGTAGTAAAAACGTGCGTTGGCCGGTGTCTCAAACGGCCGCACCTCGAATTTATCCTTGAAAACGAGCGCATCGGTCATCGTGACACACTCGCCGAGCCAGACGTGCTTGTATCCCTCCGGATCAACCTCGAGCATGTACCGCCGCTCAGCCTCGAGTGCCGCCGGAAAAAACGGATTGCTGTCGTAATTAACTTTTTTGACGATGCTATCAGGCCGCGGATGGAGCACGAAATCATATGTCGGATCGTCCACTCTCTGAGGATTAAAGCTGATCCAGATCTCGCTGCCGTCCTTGCGGATCGTCGGCAGTAGAACCTGCCACGACTCGGCGCTCACGTTTTGCGCCTCCTCCACCCAGCAGATATCGATGCCCTCTTTGGACTTGATCTCCTGCACGTTATGATGGAGGCCGCAAAACATAAACTCGGTCCCGTTGCGGCCCGTGATGCGGTCTTTCGTGATCGTATAAAACGACTCCCATCCGTATCGGTGGATGATGTCACAGAGCAGCTTGTGCACGCTGTCGGCGATACTGTTTTGATACTCACGCGCGCATAAAAAACGCAGCGGCCGCTGCATCCCTTTAATCAGCTGAGTTGATCCGAAATTCCAGCTTTTACCGCTGCCGCGTCCGCCGTGAAAAACCTTATATCGCGCCGGCAAAAAGAGCTCTTTATACGCTGCCGGTATCTCGACTGTCGTCATGCGTCCACAAATTTGACCGTGACCGCATCTACCAACGGCGCGCCGTCGCGGCCGGTGATCTCCTGGCGCTCGACAAAGTCAGCCTCCGATTTGCCGAGCAGCTCGGCAGCCTTGAGCCGGTCGCGCATTTGCTGGTCTTTGTCGCGCATGACCGAGCTCCAGAACTGCTGCCGCTCCGCGCGGCTGGCGATCAGCGGCGTGCTGCGGATCGTCTCGCGGGCCTTGATCTCGGCGAGTATCGTAGGTTTTCGTAAGTTCTCGCGGCCGATCGCATCGGCCGTTTTCTCTGAGTACCCTGCCGCGATGGCGGCTTTTCTCGCGTTGCCATCATATGCCTCAACAAAGCGCCTTTGCTTAGCTGTCAACTCGTTTCGCGCCATCGCTCTCACCCTCTCGTGGATAAATATGTGTATAAAACAAGAGAGAGCCCGCAGGGGCTCTCTCTCATCTCAAGGAGGTCGATCTGACAGTCTGTTGTCGTGCGGTCGGGGCCGCTCTTGCCTGATCATTTCGATGCTATCACGATATCACAGATTTAATAAATAGCAAGACCGTTATCGTGCTCATATCATGCGCGTTAAGATGATCACATTGCGCTCATCACGTCAGCGCCGCCCGCGCGATACGCCTAGGCACCATGTGCCGCCATCTCACGACCGTCGCGATGCTTACGCCGGCCTTATCGGCGATCAGGCGTAGCGTCCCGCCATCACCGCGCCACTGGTCGCCCGTGCTGACGTGGATCACATGCAGCCGATAAACCGCCCACTGCAGCGGATACATCTCCCTGATCTCCTGCGTCGCTGCGACGATCCGCGCCCAGCCGACTGCCTCGATCGGCTCCGTCAGCGCGAGCACCTGCGCCACCGTCGAGGTGACGTGCTCGCCGCCCGAAGCGCCGCCAGGCATGCCGACTTCCGCCGCCGGCGTCCACGTCGCCGCCGCCGTCAGCTCGTCGTGCGAGGGCTGCGGCGCATCGCCCGCGAGGGCAGACAGCCCCCGCGGACATCTCCGTGCGATCAGGTCGATCGACCGTGCCAGGTTAGTGATCGTTACTGACATTCGTCAGCCTCCGCTTTTGTTCCTCAAATCTAAAGTTGCGATCTATCTCTAAAAACAGTACAAAGTCAAATCCCATCAGCAAACTGCTCTTTCTTCTTCGCCGCATCCTCTTTGTCGTCCAGCCGAGTATACGAGCAATTCTTCGCCAGATACGAGCTTCGCGCTGTCTCCATTGAGCCCGCATTCGTCTCTCATGTTTTCGCAAATTCTTCACCTTTTTCATCTTCACCTGAAGCGTCACAGAGCGCGGCGGCATTGGCGGCAAAGGCATTTCTTCTGGCATATCCAGCGTCGTCGCCGCAAGATCGGCCTGTTCAAACTCCTGCAACGGCTCACCATTACATGTCATGTTCATATTACCGAGATCAAATTCCATCGCCCTTCACCTCCGCGCGGCG